TTTGCTTTCGCCATTTACCCATACTGTGAGGGGTGAGATTTGTTTTGCCATTTTTATATTTGTTTAAATTTTTAAATTACGAATGTCCATCCTGTAGATTTGTAAACATATAATCCCTCAACCAAATCTGTGCAGTAAACAATAAGACCAACCGCAGGACTGCTTATTGCACTCCTCTGTGCATTTGTCATCCGAGGTGGTAGGAATCCACGAGTAGTAGAATCTGCTTGTAGAATTGCTGATGCGTTATTTGTTCCTCCACCTGCCGTTACACTACTTGAGAATGTTGCTGCTCCTGTGGTAAAAAGTGTAAGTATATTAGAAGTCGTTGCACTACTTATTGAAAATGATGTTGAATTTAGAATTGTTCCCGCAAACCAATTCTCAAAACCTGAATTAAACCAATTTATTTTTGTTCCGTTCCCTGTAATTTGAAGTGTTGAACTAAACCTTGAAGTTCCGTTAATCTGCAACCGCTCCCCCGCATCAGTCGTAGTTCCCACAAGGAGGTTGCCATTTGAAGCAAGTGTCATGTGAGCAGTTGATGAACCACCTGCTGCGAATTTTATAGAACCTGAAGCAAAGTCATTTAATATTGCAATGTCACCACCCGTTGGGTTATTATAAATAACTAAATCTTTAGGTGAATTAATTTTATACGTTGTAAACGTAGTTGAATTTTTACCAATTACACAAGAACCTGATGATGCATCTGATAATAACCTAACACTTGGATAAGCACCAGTTCCAGATGTTGTGTTGCTAATTAATAATTCAGTAACAGTATTCTGATTCCTGCTCACAGTAAAGTTATCACTCACCCTCGCAGTGCCGTTGACATCGAGAGCAAAGGTTGATTCGGTTGTTGTTCCCAAAAGCAATCGCCCTGCTGCGGTGAGGGTCATTGTACGACTTGCGGCAGCACCCGAAGTGAATGAAATGTTTCTTCCTGTATGTGCGTATATATGAAGTTCTGATGCAGTTGCTTCAAGATATGCTATTGAACTTGATGCTGCGGCACTATTATTAAATGATAAAGCAGGATTACCCGTTGCTCTTGATACATTTAAAATGCCCTCAACATTTAATGCATAAATTGAATTCGCTAATACGTTACCAATTGCTAATCTACCACCAAGATAGTTGGCAGCAGTCCCTGCCCCATACAATCCCCAACCGCTATTGTTTGACCATTCAATACTACGCCAATCAGCAGCAGCGGTTAAGGTGGGATTAACGTACAATCCCCTTGTGATGCCGTTTGCACCGCCGGTTTGGTTGATGAACGATTCACTTCTAATTTCAGTAAAAGTTGCCGTTCCGCTTGATGGTTGAAATCTTCCTTTGGTTATTAAATTATTTTGAGTTCCTGAAGTTTGTATTTGAGAACCACCGCCTATTGATATACTGCCTTGCAATGGATATATAGCAAGATTACGACCATTAACATCAAGAGTATCATAAGTTGTATATGGGAACATCCAAACATTATTAGAATCATTCCCAAATAAAATAGTGCCATCATTTCTTACTCTAAATGCATTGCTTCCACCACTATTCTGCACAGTCAATGCCGTTGTCGCACTCGTTGCTCCACTACCCTTTATAAACGCATCACCCTGCACCTGCAAACGCTGACCGCCATCGGTGAATGTGCCTCCGTTTTGGAGCAGGAGATTGCCCGTTGAAAACAAACGCATTCTTTCATTTGTAGGCATTGTTACAATATTGCCTAATGTTGAACCCGTATAAAATCTAATACCTTGTACAGTCGCTATTTGTAAATCAGTTGTAGTTGGAGTATCTATACCAATTATACTATTTAAAGAACCTCCGCCATCAAACATTCCTAATGCAGAAGCAATTCCTCCACTACCTACTTGTATTTCAAGTCTTCTCGCTGAAGGTGTTCTACCAATTCCAAGCCTAATACTTGCAGAGTTCCAAACTAAATTATTATCACCCGTCTGACTATTGGTTCCATTCCAATACGCGACTTGTCCCGATGTACCGCTACCGCCAACCTTACCGCTAAATGTTGACCAATCAGCAGAACTCAATGCACCTCTATTGGTTGCACTTGCAGTTGGTAGGTTGAATGTATGTGTGTCTGTTGCTGAACTAATCGCAAAGTCTGTTCCACTTGTACCCGTTGCAAAGTATTGAGTATTTGCAGTCAAACCATTAAAAGCACTTACTCCACCTGCGAAGTTTGTAATTATCTCACATAAATGTGAATTTTCGGTGTGCATTGTAATAGTCCTACCGCCCGTACTATTGACAATGTAAACTCTTATTGCTAATCTATCAGTAGATAATAAAGTTGTCTGAGGAATTGCTAATGAAGTCAAATACAAGTCAATGATAGTCCCACTTGTAATTGCTTCAGGAACTGCTGACGATGATGCAATAGAAGTAAAAGTTGTACCGTCATATTTTAGTAATTCAACATAGAATGCAGGAGTTCCCCCCGATGATGATGCACTAAAATACATCTCAAAATTCCAAGCACCAGCAGGTATTTCTAATCTATTTGGGTCTGCTACATCTGTTAAGAATTGAGAAATTAAACCATTTCCTGCTTTTGAAAAATCAGTTCCAGTTCCAATAACTGCAGTCTTGCTCATTTGATAATAAGTACCAACACTTGCAGCAACACTACCATTAAGGTAATACGCTACCGAACTTCCTCCACTTGAATTACTTGGTAATGTAGCAAGTTGCCCATCACCTCTGATATATTGAGATGCCGTTCCTGCACCCGTAACCGCTATTGTGCCCGAACTTGTTATCGGGCTATTTGCAACACTAAATGCACTTGGCATTGTTAATCCTACTGATGTAACTGTTCCGCTTGGTATAGTTGGGAATGTAGCAAGCGAACCATCGCCCCGAAGATATTGTGCTGTTGTTCCGGTAGGATCATCAAACTTTGCATCAAGAGCATTTTGCAAATCAGTCTGGTCACTAAGTGTTCCTGTAATCTGACCCCACACAGCTGCACCCGTAGTAGTACCACTATAATTAACTACCACATAAACCGGTGATACTGATGTGCTGACATACACATCACTACTTGTATAATTTATCTTGATTACCATCGTTAACTTGTTATTTGATCAACAACTTGGACAAAGCCTTGCATCCATGTAAATACACCAGAACCAGTAGTAACTTGTAGTTCGTAATTGAACTCACCAAGAGTATAAGTAGCAGTTGTGACAGCACTTAAAGTGACTGTCCTCTCATTAGTAGCACCTTGCACAAAAATAGCATTATCCCAAGTAAAAATTGTAGTACCGGAACTATTCTTTGCCATAAGTTTAAAAGTATATGTACTTACATTAATCGCCACCTCTTGACACTCATCTTCCCAAAATGATAATGGCAATACCCATGTATCACCCCTCTTAATTGTCCTTAAATTATGTTCGCCTATCATAATGTAAATTTAAGATTTATTATGGTTATAAAGCAATGTAAGCAGCAATAACTGATGTGCCATTTAATGCCGTTCCAAGTGATATAACAAATGACCCCGTAACTGTGTAGTTATAGTACCATTTGCCACCATATCCAACGGCAACGAGTTTGTGAGTGGCAGGGTTCCTTGCAGGGATAGTACCACTTGTTACAGTATAAGTATCCACTACCGTCAACTCAGTAAAGCTGCCAGTACCTTGAAGGGTATAGTTATAGTTTGCAATGCTTCCAACTGTGCTATCAAGAGTTAAATCTTGTATATAACAATCAAATTGATATATACGATAATTATTTTGAGCATCAATTAAATCAAGAAAAGCAGTAAATTTTGTATCACTACCAGTAAAAAAATCACCAAAAAACTCAATTGGGTGCATATAGTTTTGAGCCATCTTTACCAATCCACTACCGCTAATGGTGAAACCCCTTCTCCCCGTTATATATTCACGATATAGTCCATTTGTTTTTGGTGCTAACTCTAAGAAGTCCCTACTCAATGTAATTGATGAGTTCTTAGCGCAAGCCAATGGATAGACATTATCTTCATAAAGATAAGCTATAACTAACCCTTCTGATTTTACTGCGTCTGCCATTATTGATATATATATTTAACTTGATAAGGGTCATAAGTAGGAGTGCCTGGTACATAGTAACTAAATGTCAAGTTACCCAATCCTATATTAATCTCATCAACATTGTTTGAAATACTAACAAACATAATATTACCAGAATTGATAGTAGATATATTGCTCAAATTTAAGGTAAATAATTTTGGAAGCGTTGTACAATCAACTACCTGTATCGCTTTTGATACACCATTTATAATAAAATTAAATATTACATCAGTTCCACTTGTTAGTGAGTTTATTGTACCATTTATTACACAACTAATACTTGGTGATATTGATGTAGTGCCTGTGTAGGTAAAAGTATTCCCAGTTGAGATTGTAAAGTCAGCACCACTAACAATAGTCCAAGGAACTTTAGTGATTCCGATATAAGTATTGTTTGTTGGGTCAGCATCAAAATTCTTTAATACATAATCATCAACATCCCTATCATTATCAAATACCTCAAGAAGTGTGGCGTTCCAAGTTGATGAGGCAAAGTCAATCTCTTTTAGGTTCAATATTGCATAAATTTTGTTGGGGTCATCATCAACAAATTTTATTGTATTTATTAACCCAATTGGCTCAGTTCCATCATCCCATGTAAGTCCAAAGAAGTTAGCATCAATCTTATTCCTATCAATTCTATTGAACTGCCAATGAGCAATTGCGTTCTCTTTTCTAAATCCTTCAATCTCTGATACATATCTACTCCTATGCCATTGCCTATCTGTGAGTGATACCCCATCTGCCCTTAAAAGTGTGCCTTTGAAGTTATTTGAAAAGCTATCATCAAAGTATATTTCACTTTGGTCAACCATTTTTAGATTGTCGGCCTTTGTGAAGATTGACTGAACACCCGTAATATCAATTTCATACTGACCATTAAACCCTGTCAATACTTGCACTTGTAGTGACTTATACCAAGACTCTTGACCGCCACTCTCCCAAGTCCTAAAATCATTTAATAATATAATATTTATATTACCAAAATCTGGACAAGGCTGTGAGTCAACACTAAGTGTGATCCAATCACTATACAATGGATCATTAGATGTCAAATATGATGTGCCAAAAAATTGCTCATTTGTACTAAATGTTGCATTTGTTTGTACCCATGTACCATCATCTTTTAAATAGTAATTATTTACATTACCATATAAAAGTATATATGCTTGCCTTTTTTTACCATCATCAGTAAACACATTTTTATACCTTGTATCTACACTAAACCTTATTTTTTCACCTTGCAAAATCTCAAGGTCTGTTGATTTAATCCACCTATAAACTGCATTTGATGATGCAATTGCAGAGTCAAACCTTACATAATTATCTTCTAAAATTCCATAAGCACCATCATAAACCTCAACTCTTGTGACTGTGCCAGTAGTAGGTGTTGTAGGTGTTGTAAATGTTGGGGTAGAACTTGTACCACCTTCTTGCCTTGTCCAACTATCAAGATTATATGATTTAACATTTGAAACATCACTAATAAAAGACCCTCTTGAAAATGAACCATTTTGAACTATCTCATTGATTGGGTCATAATTATATTGTATAATGTCTTTCTTTGTCCTTCTTTTTAAGAACCTTAACATTTCTGGTGTTATAGGTTTAACACTCTCTCCAACACCGACATTCACATCGTATCTATCATTAAGCAATGTCCTTGTGCCAAGAAGTGACCTAAATCCTCTTATATTCTCTGTTGTAGGGCAATATAACTCCTCAATCCTAAATATCACCCATTTACCCTTATACATATAAATGGTCTGATTCCAAGCTGTGTTTAGCTTCTCAATCGCAGTATAAGAATCATCATATTGAAGAACATCAATCTGAAAAGCCTTTGCATCAACTGTACATTGATCAAACCCTGTGTATAATGCACCATCATTCATTGATGCATAAAATAGGTTTGAGTAAATTTTATAGTCTACAAAATTTTGAACTGCTCCTTGCATTGCATATTCAACAATCTGAAATGGAGTGAAAGTTCCAATCAACTCTGCCCCATTATTTCCAAGTTGAGTTTCTTTTAGCAATCCAAGACCCTCTGTGGCTCTAATTGTTAAAACATGATTTGTATCAACCCAAGTCTCTTGAAAATCATCTTGAGTCAAATATCCTATCCAATAATTTCCCCAAGTCCCAAAATCAAAATAAACAATAACATCATTATCATTATCCATCATAAAGTCATCAGTAGTTACCCCACTTGCTGACCCAATGATGTTCATTGTTGCCAATTGCGCTCTAATTGGCTTAAATATATTCTCATCAGTATTAAACTCACCAAGAGTAAATGGTTTGTCAGCACCTACTAAAGTAGTTGATGCCCCTGTCCATCCCTCAAAATCAAACCTAACTGTACAAGTTTGACCCTCAAGTGTCTTGAAACTATATCTATATTTTTCTGCTTTAGCCAACTCTATTAATTTGTGCGTTTGTTCTATTCAATGCTCCAACAAGGTCTGACCCTCTTTGTACAAAAACAACTTGTCCACTTAAACTCATTCCACCACCATTCACACCACCAAATGAAGGATTTGCTACACCACCGAACCCTAAAAATCCACCACCTTTGGTAAATGATCCAAGCGTTGCCATTATACCTTTTGCTGCTCCCACTTGCGGGAATAAAATATTTGTTAGCAAATTAGCTATTCCACTAACTATTAATTGAGTAGCAATTTTTTTAATTATTCCAATTGCCATTTTACCAAATCCTTCAAAAGCACTTTTACCTTTAGTTGTTAGATTATCAAATAACAAACCAAATGGCTCAACTAATGATGATTCAATACTACTTTTTGTTTTATCAAATACAGCTTGTAGGCTTTCAAATTGAGACTTTAAATAGTCAATTTTCATGCCTTGATTGAATGCAATATCTTGTTCTATTTTAAGAGGGTCAGTTGTTTTACTTAATTGTGCCAATGCATTAAATGCTTGTGCATCCATTTGCATTTGTGCATTTGCAGATTCTAAGGTTTGTTTTGTTAATAGCTTTTGTGCTTCTGCTTGCTTCTTTAATTCCTCTGTCCTATTTTTTAATGCTTGATTTTGTAATTGATTTGTGTAAAACTCAGCAAGTCTTTTATTTGATTCTTTTGTTTGTTTTTCTAAATCTGATTCAACTACTTTTAATTCTTTAGTAGACTTAACCAATTGAGTAGTATTTAAATTAGCTTTTGCTATACTATTAACAATTGGGTCAAGTTGACTAATATATTGGTCTTGTGTTTCAGTAAGTTTCTTGATTTCAAGTTCTAATTCCTTAACTTGTTTTGCAGAACTTTTATATTGACCAAAGGCATTTTGTTGCAATTGAACTGCTGCAAGTCCAACAATTAAAGTTTGCTTTTGACTTTTTTGTAATTCTTGTTGAGCTTTACTTTCATCTAAATTAGCAAGTCTAAGTTGTTCTTGCTTTGTAGCTAAATCCTCAGCATTTTTACTAAGAACGGCTGTAATACCTGCTTCTTGAATTTTTAGCTTTAATAGATTTTGTCTTGCTTTAGCATTTTCTAAAATTAATTTACTTGATGCTTGAGTTAATGCATTTTCATCTTTAATTCCTGCTATAACATCTGGTGATACTTTTTTTAATTCATTGTAAGCTGCAAGCCTATCTTTTTGAGGATTTTTTAAATCAGTTAATGTCTTGACAAGTATATTTATTTTTGCCGACTCTGCTGCAACATTTCCTGCTGCCTTTGCTGTTTCCTCATTATATAATTTTTGCTCTTCTGTTATTTTAGGTGATAAACCAAGAATGGCATTCATTGCCTCACCAAGTGAACCATACTTTTGTATCAAGGCAGTAACGCCAGATATGATTGCACCAAATGCAAATGACAAACCTGCTGGCCCAATCAAAGAAGCTCCAATTGATTTAAATGCACCACCAACACCGCCTGCATCTTTTGTCAACTTACCAAATGAGTCAATAACTTGTGGTAAGTTGTTCTGAATAGCAATAAATCCAAAAGGTAAATCTCTCGTTACTTGACCTAAAGAAAATAAAGCATTTGCACCATTGTCTGCACTTTTAGGAAGTTGATCAAGTCCTACTTTTTTTAAATCAACAAGACTGTTTTCAAGTTGCTTAATTTGCTTATTTGTTTCAACAATAGCTGCACCAGTCTGAGTTTTTAATGAATTTCTAAGCACTTTCAATTCACTATCAACCTCACTAATAGATTTAGTGAATTTGCTGATGTCAGCACCTATCTCAAAAACAAATGGACTTGAACTCATTTTCCTAATCTTTTAAAGATTTCTCTCATCTCATCCTCACTCATCACGTTGCCACTTTCTTCATCACCAGGCAACTGCCACAATGCTTCTGGTGTTTTTGGTGCGGTTTTAGGATCACCCATTAACCGCACCATCGTAAACATCAAAAGTCTTGTTTGCTTATATACATCTATTCTTTTAATCTCATGCCCTTTCATCATTAATGAAAAATGGCGAGGACTCATACTATAAAAGTCATTAGGCAATAAATTCAACTCACCAAAGGCAAATGATTCTATTTCTTCAAACGAGATGTCTTTTTTTTTGGCTTATCATCTTCTTGTGTTTGTTTGATGAAATCGCTTTCAGTCCAAACATTTATCACATTTTTTATTTGATTCAATGAATCTTCATTTTTTAAATTAGATTCAACCCAATCAACAAAATACTCAAATGATAAATCTATCTCAACATCTTTTATAAGGCAATTATTATAATAGCCACTATAAATAATGTGTGCAACACCTATTTCGTTTAATTCATTGTTTTCAAATGCCCTTCCTTCTATGAACTTTCCTTGAAGGTATCTAAAAGATGCCATCCCGAATTTTAGCCCAATCTTAGTTTCGTTGATAGTAATAGTAGTATAGTTCATAATTAAGGAGTAACATCAACAAATCCAGTAGAAGTAACAGTACCAGAAAAATTGATAAATTCAGTAGTTGATTGATTGAGAGTAAGTGAAGTTATGTAGCCAAGGAACTGATGATAGTATGCAGCACCTACACTTGCACCACTAACAACTGGGTTCTGAACTCTTACTGCAACAAGTGTTTTTGCAGCCATAGCAGCGAGCAAATCTTCATAAGATACTTGAGCAACTGTTGGTGAAACCTCACAAATTGCATCAAAGTCAAGACCCATTGTTGCATCAGCAACTGATGTCAAAGGCCCACAATTTGTTTGCTCTGTTGTTGAGTCAACAGTTGTATTAACTGAAGCCGTACGCAGACACACGAGATTCTTATAAGATGAGCCACCAGCTACATCAATCTCTATGTTTTGCAATGATCCTAAAATCTGTCCCATTTTATTTTATTTTTGATTTACTAAATTACTAATTGTTATTATCTTTCTCGCTACAAAGTTTTCTCCATCCCTCAAAGGTAAATAACTTGATGAAGTTCTTTGTGTTGGATATACCTCAAAGTTTATATCACTAAATCCGTTTACTGATGTATCTGGAATTAGTATGTTTAGTATCTGTGAAGATATATTATCAACAATTGAGTTTTCATAAGTTCTATATTGTTCACTAAATATATCAATTGTCACATCAACACTATTACCAAATGAGTTATTTGTGTTACTTGCTGACTCATTAATTGATGAAATTACTATATAGTTTTGAGGTGTAGTTGTAAAAGGTTGTTGACCATAGACAGGCACATTCTTACCTCCATAAGAAATGTTACCATTTAAGGCACTTATATAAATACTTCTTACATTATTTGAGCAATCAAGCATTATACTTTCCTTTTTTCATTTATTAAGTTCTCAATACTTTTTGTCAAACTTGGGATATATGCCAAAATGCTTGGCCTCATATATGGTCTTGCCAACAAATTTACTTGTTTTATTCCTTTTCCCTTATATTTTGATGCAACACCATCCCAAGGCTCACCATTTGATACAAAGTATTTACCAGTTCCAAACTCAACATAAGCAGCATAATCAGTTTGAGCAACCAATTCATAAGAAAGAAATTGCTCTTTTTTTAAGCTAATTGAACTCCTTAATCTACCTGTATCAACTGGACACATATTTTTTGCACTTGTAGCCATTAATTCACCATGCGCTCCAATTTCCATATCCATCATGGCAGATACCTCGTTGACAGTTTTTTTATACTCATTGAGCATATCTTTAAACCTACCTTCATTTATATTTACCTTGAACCCACTCACTATATCACAACCTTTTTATATTGGTGATAATTTAAACCTTCCCAAGATGGAAACTCACTCATTTTATTCTTTACGTCATTATTCATTTTCTTTCCCCTATTCTCATAACTCCAAGCTGTCAAAGTAAGTATATCAGTAGCCAAGTCCTCTGGTATTGTGCTAAATCCACATTGATACTTTATAACATATATACCTGCCGTATATATCCAAATTTTACCGCCTATCACCTCAAAGTCACTATTTTTTGTCAATACCTCGTAGGTGTTCATTCCCGTCTTAATCTTAACCTCATCAACGCAAAGCAATGGCCCATAAGGTACATCAAGAATCCAAAAGCCTTGGCTCTGTGGAGTAAGTTCAACATTTATCCTTACTGACTTGTTAACCAAAGAGCATCCTGTCAACTTCTCAATATGCACCCTTGCACCATTTAACAAATCACCAATCAACACATCATCGCTATCATAATTAGTTATACGCAACCAATTCTTAGCATCAGTAAGACTAACGGGTTCTACAACCGCGTCAGCTAATATTGTTATGCCGTCTATATATGTCATCTTTAATTATATTTATTAACACTTTCTCTGAACCAGTTCTCAAACTCATCAAGCGTTTTTCTTGTGTCAAACTCTCTTGATCTCGCTTTTGCTTTTCTTGAGGCCCATGAATAGGCTTTTTTGTCATCCAACTTTGTAATAGCTTCAACCCAATCTTTGACATTATTCCTATCTTTAATATAAACACCTGCCTTGTCACAATTCTCCTTCAACCCAGGTGTATCAGTACAAATTATCGGAATCCCACTACACATCGCCTCTGTTGCTGTCCTTCCCCAACTCTCATACTTTGATGGCATGAGAAGTATCCTTGTCTTTGCGTACCATTGCTTAATATTAGGCGAATTAGGCACATAAGTCACATTTGAAAGGCTTGGAGTTATCTGCTCATCGTATGACCCTAAAACCCCTAAAAATGACTTGTGTGGCATTGCTCTTGCAATCTCGCCAAATATCTTCCCGCCCTTGTTCTCGTTTAAGTTTATTAAAGTGATATATTCAGACTCCTCAGGTTCATTCTCCAAGTCATAGTAATTGTAGTCTACTGGCGGAGTCACTATAAAATTACTAAAATTATAGTTCAAAAGTTCTTTTAACCACAAAGAATTGTATATTATGTGTTGTTTTTTCTCTGCATCAATAATCTCCGGATATGGGTGAGAATTGTGAATCAGATGGAAAACAGGCTTTCTATACATCTTTGCTATATGGATTGTCCACCTTGTGTAGTCCAAATGAGTAAATACCGCGTGACACCATCTCATCAAGTTCTCAATCACATTTGGATTTGGAGGGAATACATCAATTCCATCAAAGACATAATTGTCCCTTATCTTGTACTTATTCGCATCATGTAAAAGAACTCTCACATTGTGACCCTTTGATTGAAGGTCTTTGAGCATAAAGTGTAGCATCCATTCCGCGCCACAGTTATGCTCTGGTGGGTAAAGATGCACAGAAGCAACTATATTCATAATTTTAGTATTATATCCGCACCAACTATTTCACCTTTGTAATGTGGATATTTTATTAGTAATTCAGTATAAAAATTATCACTTATATAGTGATTCTCAAATTTAAGTTCTTTTACCTTATACTTATCTAAATCAATGGTATTTAATATCCTCTCATCACATCCCTCTGTATCAATCTGCAAATAATGTATATCTTTTATATCAAACCATTTGCAGTATTGGTCAAATGTTATAGCAGCAATTCTTATTGTCTCAATTATGCTTTTGGGTAGTTCTTTTAAGTACCTATTCAATGGCTCACCATTCTCAACAAGTGAACTGCATCCATCTAAAAATGATGAGTCCTTTGAAATCCACTCAGGCTTTACATAAGCCATCTCAACACTATCATCAGTATCTGATATAAAAAAGTTTGATGCCTTTGCGTTTGATAGTTGCTTTACGTTTTCTTTTAACTTATTAAAGTAGTGTGGTATTGGCTCAATAAAATATGCTTGATAGTCAGTCTCATCTTTAAGTCTATCAAATATATTGTCATGGCTTATGCCATCCATTGCCCCAATAATCACATAATTTTTCATTTATATCAATTTAGATGCCGAGTCATCAAATATCCTTGTATAGTCTACATATCCATTCCACAAATCGCTTTGATGTGGCTTTTGCCAAGCAATCATTGGTTTAATTATATAAGTATTTCCTCTTGGGTGAATTTTAGTCTTTAACCAATCATCAAACATTATGCTTGTATCAGTATATCCTTTGCACAATTCCTTTGGGTTGTTGTACATAACTGCGTGAGTAGTCCATGCCCCAAATGTCTTGTAAAGGTTCTCACTATATTTCTCAATGTGATCAACCAAATTCGCTCCAAGATAACACAACTCCCAATCACTTGGTAGTTGAGATATAGCCTCATCAAAATGACTTAAATCCCTTATTTCTACATCATCTTCAAAAAGCAATAGTACACCATATGTACTATTCATTATTTTTTGCATTGATAGATTGAATGATGTCTTTGGGTTTTCATCTTGAACGGCATAAACAACTTCACCACTAAATGAGTTCCTATGCATCTCTTTCAATGCACTATCAAGCATTTTTGATTTCTTAGTAGTAAGTATTTTTACTTCCATAGTACAAAGTTAAAAAAAGGGGCGATAAGAATACCGCCCCCCAAAATATACACTCTAAAAAAACAACACCTTAGATTGCACCGTATACGGCAGCAGTTGGTTGGAACTGAAGCAGTTCACAACGAGCTTCGCAGCGGAACGTCAAAAGATTCTTGATGAAGTCATCTTGGTCAAACTCAGTAGAACGTACATTCAAACCAGATTGTTGAGCAATGGCAAACTTGGTAGTATCCATCACATACATCCTTGAAGCTGTAACCAAAGAATGAGGGATAACAGGGATACCAACGATTCTTACATTACCATTTTGGTCAATAACCATTCCGCCAGGTACTGAGTAATCAGCAGGCTTGGTTTTCAGCAAAGATGCCCAACCAGCATGAGTGATCAAAGAAAGGTTTGGAGTCCAATTCAAAGCACCCAACTGAGCAACATAATCAATGAACTTCTCAGCAGTGTTAGCACCAGAAGAAGAACCTGCGGTTGCAGAAGATGCAATGGCATTAAGATAATAAGTATCTTCTGCCTTTTGGAAATCTTCAATCAAAGACTGCTGAAGATAAGCTTGCAAGAATGGCAAATCATCAATCATCTGACGGCTAACCTTAGCATAACCAGCGATGAAAGAGAGAGCAGTGTTTACAACTGTTACATCGTAATCAACTTGAGGCTTACCATTTCCTTCAGTTTGCTTACCGAAAGAACCTTCACCAACTGGAGTATTACCACGAGGGAAAGAAACTGATCCGGTAGAAACAGGGATGATGTTGAATACAGAACGCAGATGTGGGTTTACATAAGACCTCAAATAAGCGTTGTCAACATAAGATGTATAAACAGAACCAGTCAGGTTAGTACCGATGGTCATTGTTTGAACAGCTTTGGCATCCATTTCGTAGTTGAAACCTTTACCATTGCTACGAGATGCAGCTTTGATGTCGTTCCAACCTTTCTCAATTGCATTACCAATCTCGTTCTTAATGTTCATAATATGCTCACCATAAGAAGTTGCTACTTTAGCACTTTCTTTAGCTTGCAATTTGCCAAAAGATGCTTTAGCCTCAAGAACTTCGTTCCTTGCTTCATCAGCAGTCTTGTTAGCCTTAACCAATTGCTCATTGATTTGCTCAATCCTTGATTCAAATGCTTTTGCAGCCTTCTCTGTGTTTACGGCTACTTCAGCCTTCTGCTCAGCCAATTTGGCATCAAGAGCAGCTTCAAACTTTTTTAAATCTTCCATTTTACTTTTAATTTAGAATTTCTGTAATATTGATATTAGTGACTGCTCAAGTTCCTCGTTGTTCTTTTGCTGCACAGGTGTATTTTCAACTGCCTGTGTGCTACTTGCCTTCTCAATCGCTTGTGCCAATTGCCTGACCTTAATCAGACATAGTTCAATTGTCTCGTCAGTTACATCGCTGTTTCTGATAAACTTCTCAAATGTCTTAATTTGTTCTTGTATCTTAGTACATTCCTCCAAACTTTTTATCCCCAAAATTGGTGTATATTCATTTGCACCCCATGCAGTAAGGCTTGATCCTTCAAAAAGCATAACCTCGTGTATCTCGTTTGCCTCTGCTGCCTTTTGCTCTCTCAAAGTCCTAAATCCAATTGAGTGTTCACCAATCAATCCACTCTCAACCATTTTGATAAAGTCTTGCCCAAGCCTATGCGTTCCGACTTGTGACCTATAATACAAGCCATAGCTATCTTCTTTCAGCTCAACAATCTTACCAAGTGGTTGGCTTGGGTCATGGTTAAGCAAATGCTTTACCCTTCCTTTAGCCTCTGGCCCCCAATCTTGGATTGACCTCTTGAACGCACCTGGCATCATTATATCGCCATCAGAGTCAACCATTCCAAATGCAGAAAAATAACCGCTTACCTCTCCTTTCTTTGAGTCAACATCCTTGACATTGGCCTCAAATGATTTGTAATTATATATCATACTTTTTTTATTGTCTATTTGATTTAATTTTTTAATTGCCCACTCAATCCCTGCATCTCCTCCCCATGCATCCCACATAATGCCACCACAACCCTCAGAGTATGGCACATCCTTGTATTGCTGATGCCTTTTGAAAGATGCCATCCTTGCAATGGTATCTCTGCTTATCTTCTCTCTACTTGCCAACTGATTGGCTCTTGCCCAACCAACTGGTGTACCACAATCGCTACCATTCTCCTCTTTATACTTCAATGCTCTTTTTGCATTATTTGTTGCAGCTTCTGGATAATCGTTATACGTTTCTTCTTTGTACTTATCCGGTTCTCCCTTCTCATCTTCCTCTTGAGCAAGATAGGCAACGTAAGCACGTTCAACACTTGCTCTTGATGTGTACATACACTCTCCATCTCCTATCCTAAATGTTCCGTCACCGCAACTATATATTGGCATATTTAATCAATTGTAAATCCATTCAATTTAGGCTTCATTATTAGTCTACCATTTGCATCACGTTTGGGAATGAACCCAACTGTGCAACGGCAATTTATAGTAAAACCGGCAGGTGCGCTGATGTCACCAGGTTGCATTGCCACCACAGCCTCACCCTTCTTTCCATTTGAGGTAAATGGTTGGTCAAAAGGTACAATCACACCATCCAACTCAACATGATCAAACTCATCCTCTGGTATTCTTCTCGTTCTGCTATCCCTCGCACTTATCCATTGCTTGTCAACTTGAAAGCCATGTGCCTCTGCTCCTTTCATCGCCCCAATATTTGAACCCCTCATTATCTCTGTCCTCACAATCCTTCTCGCCCTCATATTTGAGTATTCCAACTCTTTGTCATCTAAAATCAACTTCACAATATCATCAACACTCAATCCTTCTTGAACACCTGCATTTGCAATGTCAATCAACCTCTTTTTAGTTGTTTGAGTAATACCAGACACAAGTGTAAACCCTTTCACCATCAAAAAATCAAGTATCTCTTTAGTCCATTGAGCATTAAAGCCAAATGTCTCAGCTTTTTGGTTTGCTTCAATCTTCAATGCCCTATAAACTGCATTTCCAAAAGTAACAACACTTTCCTTATACATCGCCTCAAAGACCTTGATTAAATCCTTCTCCCACAAATTTAAACCAAGTTTAGAAATAGATGCCTCAACACCTATCTTATCTATGTCTTTTGCAAAGCCTTTAAATTGAGCAAATATTGACTTCTGAATAGAATTGATATACTTTTTCTCTATATCGTTTCTAATCAGTTGAAACTTGCGCCAATATTGCTCTCTTTGCTTCGCGTTCATCTTCAAGTCTTTTTTTATGCCACAACCTCAAGTCGCGCATCATCATTGCTTCAGTTCGGCATTTCCTCTCCGACACCATCTTGGGATGCAGAGTCATCACCATTGACCATATCATCTCGTCCGTAGTCCATGCTGTTATTTGTTCCATCAGGTACAGTTAAATCCATCCCAACTTGGTCAAGCCTTACAAGTCCACCATTTACATATGAATACTCATAAGCACCTTCTTTCTCTGAGTAGTTCATCGCTACGCGCTTCTCATCAAAGGTCAACCAGTTTGCATCGCGAAGTGACCTTGTCATCCTCTCCATGTCCTGTTGCATCTCTGGAAGTGCTGTAATGTCAAAATCAATATACAAATCCTCACCGAACTGAGGAACCAACCATTTGTTCAACTCATCCCTCAATTGGCATAACTTTGGTACAATTGTGTTGGTCACCAAATCACGCATCGCGTTCTGATAGTTGTTGTAGCTTGATGTGTCTGTATCAAACAACACAGCAGGCAAACCAAACACCCTACACCATTGGTGCATTGACATTTGCATTGTCTTTACCAACTCCATGTCAACACTACTCAATCCAAAGTTTAGGTAGTCCCAAGGTGTTTGAAGTACATCAATCCTTCCTTTGTTTTGTGTACCATTCACATCATCATTGAGCTTCCTCTTAATTAGGTTGGCTTGCTCCATTGATGGTTGAGCAGAGATTGAACCTACAACTTTAGGAGTTAATGCTCCTTTTGCACCACCATTAAATGCCATCATCGCAGATGCATCAGCAGCAGCGTTTGACATTCTTAGGGTCTTGTAAGATGCTCTTAGGGGTGATAGTCCTCTAAGATGTGACCTTGTACTTGAGTTAAAATCTGGGTTCCATGTTTTCCATTGGCACACCCTACTTTTCTCTATATCAATGCCTTGGTCAACCATTAGCTTATAACCAAGGATGCCATACAGGTCATTTGGGTCTGGGTATATGTCAAGGAACTGTGTTGGAAGAACGAACATCTCCAACACCTTGCTTCCGCTTATTCCGGTGTTGCCGTAGATGTTACCCTCGCCAGATAGGAAATGATACCCAATTAGGTTCTCAAGGAATTGATCTTGTGCTTGAGATGGGTTTGGTCTCTCCAATAATTTAGCAAGAGGAGTGTCCATCACTACATTTTCGCTGTAAGCATTTTTCCTCGCCATGATGGCTTGCTCGTATGCACCTTGTCCGGCTTGCAATCCACGAGAAAGTTGCTTGTAACGCATCAAGGATGTCCTGGCTTTCTCACCATTGTTCAAGCGGTACACATACCAAGGGATGCTCGCCGACTTTCGTGCAAGAAAGCTGACAATGGCATACACATCAGCATTGCCGAGGTATCCATCCATCACATAAGACTCTTGATTGTATTGTTGTAAGACCGCACCATTTATACCTTGAAACGAAGGAGGAACATTCTGCTTTGGACTCAACCCCTTCTTCTTACCAAAAATATCAAATAGACCCATTTTTTTTATATTGCTCCCCAAGTTATCTTAGGGATTGTTAACTTGCTAAAAATGCTATATCTTAGGGCATCAAGTATGTGGTCACCAAACTTTACGGGTGAATCAAGTTTATTGCCATTTCTATCGGTTTTCCACCGATAATTCTTCAATTCCTTTAGTAAATTTACACTATCTTGCTGAATAAACAAGGGAGTGCCTTTTATAGTCCTAATTCCCTCCGTCACATCTTTGTTTGCGTGCTTGGCATTAAACCCATTCCTTACCAACTCCTCAATTGTCTTTGGCTCTGCTGCATCGCAAAATATCTCATCGTACGGGTCAATATTAAGAACCTTTAGCCTATCTACCAAATCATTTGTGGTCAACCTGGTCTCATACAGCAATTCTTGGGCATAAGCAGCACCCTCAACAAACATCACCTTGACTAATGCACTTGGCACGTTAAACCCAAAGTCCAACCCATACACTACCTCTCCATCCTCTGGCATCTCTGCCGTAGTCCTATAATGCGTATATATCAAATCTTGGCTCAATCCACGTTCACCAAGGCCATAGATTTGCCAGTAGTTAGGGTCGGCATCCTTCAAACGTTCTAATTCGTCAACCAGTTCTTTAGGGAGGAAGGGGTTATCTCTAAAGGTAGTGATATTGAAGTCGGCATCATCCCTTGGAATCACAGAATCATAAATCCAACTTGCCACATCAGAAGGGTTGTAGTCAATCACTATCTTACCCTCGGTACGCATAATCAACTGCATCCAAGCCTCGTAGGACAGTTCATTTGCCTCATTGCAGAATAAGTACGTTCTTGCCCTACCCCTTATCTTTTGTGGCTGATCTGCACTTACAAACTCAATCGTATTTCCATTCATTGTGTATATCTGCTCAGTCTTATTGTGGTTGTCCTCTGAATATATGTTAAGTTTAGTTAATATGTCCACAAAGTCTCTTAGAACAGAACCCTTAATGGATGGAAGCGATTGCCTTACTATTGTGAGAGTCTTGTTGTTTTCTTGAAGCAACTTCACAATGAACCAGATAAGTATGTTGTAAGTCTTGCCTGAACGAGATCCACCCTGCATTACAGAGATGCGTTTGTCGCTTTCGTTGAGGATTTCGTAGATTTTGTTGGTTTGGAGGGTTGCGTTCATATCCTGGAGAGTTATTTAGTTTATAGTTGACCAAAGGTAGTTAGTTTACAGTCATGTTCACTTTGCTCACATGAGTTTTGAGCGAAAAAAAAAATTTGGGAATGGGATTTGAGGTTGAAAAGTATAGGTTGGAAGGGGGTCATCGTATATATA